GGATTGTCAAATGAGTTTGGAATTTCAGCAGCAAATGGAAGCAATGGTGCATTTAATGGTGGACACGCTGCATCAGTAGGTGATCAGTTTATTGGTACAGGCTTTGTTTCATCAATAGCAGGTATCAATTTCTACACTTCACCTCAAGTTAAAGATGGTGCTGATGCAACAGAGAAAAAAGGTGGTGTTTTTGCTAAAACTGCTTTAGGTGCAGGATTAGTTGATACAGGTAGTGGTAGTTTCTTAAATATTGCTACTGAAAGAGAAGAAACACAAGCATCAACAGTTGTAGTTGCTAATGGTTATTGGGCAATTACAGAATTAGTTGATTTGCACGGTGTTGAAATACATACAGAAATCTCTTAATAACTGTATAGATAAATAATACAGGGGAGTGTAATGCTCCCCTATATTAATATGAAAAAAGATATTGGAAATTTAAATAATAATAATTTTAAGGTTGAACTTGATCCTAAAAAGGAATTGAAACTTGTAGAAGATAAGGATAAAGGGCAACAAGCCTATTACAAAGGTAATAAAATGAATTACCTTGATTATATTGGAGAAGTAGGTAATAGGATTGAAAGAAATAAAAAAGGCAAAGGTGTAGATAAGGTTGGTACTTTTGCAGGATTTGGAAGTGGAACATTAAAAAAAGCCTATAAGGAGAATTAAATGGCTACTAAAAAAGCAATTAAAAAAGAAAAAGTTGTAGTAAAATCAGGTAAATTTAAAATCACTAAACTTAATGGTAAATCTATTATTAGAAAAGATTTAGGTGATTATGTAAAAGTTTATGAAGCCAAAGGTTACAAAGTCGAGGAGATATAAATGCCAATACAATACTCATCACAAACAACTGATAATTTATCATTAGGTCAAAATGGTTCTATATTGGTAACAGGAACAACAGCTTGTACTTGTGCAGAAGGTGCAGGTGTTTTTGTAGCAATACAATTTATAGAAGATACGGTATTTGCAAGTGCAAGTGGTGGATTAGTTGCAGAAACAGAACAATTATTTCCTGATGATGCAGGTACAGGAACTTCAATAGATTCTAATGCAGGTGCAGCTTCTGATAGCGTAACATTTCCAAAAGGTATGACTATCTATGGAAGATGGACAGGATTCACATTAGCATCAGGCAAAGTAGTAGCGTATGTTGGTTAAATGTTAGGATTAGGATTAGGCACAACACAAGCACAGGGATTAGTTGATGCACTTGCACAAGTAACCAATACTAAATCAATCATATTTGATGGTGCTGATGAATATATAGATTTAGGAACAGATTTAGAATCTTGGTTAGAAGGTGATGATAAAACTTTATCTATTTGGGTAAAAAATGGTGGTAATACAACAGCAGCAAGAATATTTAATGTA